AGGGATCGGAACGGCACTGACTTCGCTGATTACCCAAGCCGCCGCCGTCCGAACGCGGGTCTTGGTTTTGGGGTCGCTGGAATCTTCCCAGCGGGTGACTCGGTAGCCGATGGAAACGCCTTTCAGCGTGCCTTCGCGGATACGCTCCACGACTGGCGCGGCGTCGGTAGCACCCGAAAGCCGAATGGTCGCCAGCAGCTTGCCTTTCTCCATCCGAAAGGCGGTGACGCTACCCACCACATCGCGCGCGCTGCCCTGCCGGTGGCCGTCCAGAACGGGCGCACCGATAAGCCGGGACGTGTCCAGCCCGGCGGGATCCAGTCGTTCCATGAAGCCCTTGCGCTGCACCGGGGCGAACGTGCTGATAACGGCCTCCACGGTGCCCGCGTCGGCGTCGAATGTGTCCGGCGCGAAGACCGCGCGGCGGGTCAGCAGTTCAAGCGTTTCTGCCATTTGTGGAATTCCTTATCTTCGGGCTTCAATTTGCGGTGGGGCAGCACGATCACGCTGGCCTTGGCGGGGTTCATGGTCAGGCGCGGGCCGTAGGTGTCTTCACGCGCGCCAGCGTCTTTGACGGCCTTGCGCCAGAGTAGTTCACGCTTTTCAGGGGTCATCTGCGGCCCCCGTGGTCTGGCGCGTGTCAGCGGCGATTTCGGCGTCTAGGTCTTCCAGCGCCCAACCACGTTCGGCAACGGCCTTGCGGCGGCTTGTCAGGCCCGCTTCCAGTTCGGCCACGGTCGCTTGCGTGTCTTTGAAGGGATCAACCTGCATGGGCTTGGGTGGCAGCCATTCGGCCCCATAAACGCGCGGGGCGGACTCGTAGTCAGGTGCGGCGATTTCACCGGACAGGACGGCATAAGCCACCACAGATTCCCAAACGGGTTTCAGGAATTGCGGAACAAGAATCCCATACTGAATCTGTTCAACACGTTGCCGGAACGGTAGCAGCCCGGCGCGGATAGAACTGTATGAGGTTTGCGAAAGATCGCCGCTGACCATGTGGTCAGGCAAGCCCAGCCCAGCGGCCAGTTGTTGCAAGTTCAGGCGAAGGAAGCCGCCGATTTCGGTAAGCTGCCCCGGTGTGTTGAACTTCACGTCAAAGCCGGTCGGCAGTCTCTTCATGGTGCCCGGTTCCAGCCCGGTTTCCAGAATCCCGCCGTCGCCTTGGCCGTCATAGGGGTCGCCCCCCGTGCCGTTCAGGTCGATCAGGAAGGCAGAGTGCATCGCCGCAACCTTCACGCCCATCAAGAGCGCGTCGCAAAGCTGGTCAAAGTCACTGGCCGAAAGGATGACGGGCGCAAGCCACGACACGCCCCGGACCTGCCCAGCCGCAAGAGGCTTCATAACGTGGATGATTTCATCCGCCTGGACTCTTACCGGCGGCGCGTAGTTGGCGAACTGGTCATGCGGACGGTAGGGCAGGACGTGATAGGCCACGCGGCGGCCTTCGGTGTCGAATTCCACGCCTTGCACGATCACGGCCCCGTTCCCGAGTTCGCGGGTCAGGCTTTCGTCTACCAGCTCAGGCGGTAACAGGCGAAGACGCGGGCCGTCGTCAGTAGTGATGAATTGCAGAAAGGCTTCGCCGTCAATTACCAGCCCACGTGCCACGTCGGCTTGCAGCCCCCAAAAATCGGTGCGGCCATCGGCGTCGGCATCATTGGCCCAGCCTTGGAAAGCCGCCGTCAGATCGGCGCGCGCGGTCGTGTCAGGGTGTTTCGGGGTCGGCACGATACCAGCCCCCACAAGCGCCCCGGTCCAGTTCGCGACGCCCTGATGAATCCAAGGATTGTTGTTCGGCAGATAACGGGCGCGCGAACGCAGGGTTGCGTGAGCGGCGGCCACTTCCGAATTGATCCGGCCCATAGTTCCGACACCGAACCCACGGCGGCCACCAGCCGCGCCGTCAAAGCGGCGAACGTCTTGCGGCTTTTCGCGCCGGAACAGCTTGGAAAAGGGGAAAGCCATCAGTGCAGCACGCCCTTTTCGCGGGTCAGGTGGTCCATGATAGGATCAAGTTCGACAGCCCAGACGCTACGGCGCGCCCATTCCGGCCCCATGTGCCAGTCGGTGCCGACGGCCTCGGGATAGCGGACAAGGCGTGCCCGATGATCGAGGAAACCAGAATCTTCGCGGCGGAAAGACACCAGTTCAAAGGTGAACCCGCGCTGACCGGCCAGATAGTTTCGAAAGGCCCACGACGCGGGATTGCGGCACGGGAAAATCGGTTTTTCACCAGCCGCGATTTGTTCGCGTGTCAAAACGTCCCGAACGCTGAACATTTGCAGCGCCGAAGCGGCTCGCGTGAAAATTCCTTCCCCGGTGAACCCGGCTTCTGTCATGCGGATCAGCGTTGCGCAGATCAAAACTTGTTCCGGGTGGTAAAGGAAGTGCGGGCGCTTGGCCGATACGTTCCGGCGATACGGGTGCAGGAAGCCACGGGTCGCCGCGTTGCGCCAATAGTTCGAGCATTTCCCCAGATCAAAGTTGGGTTCAGCAAGTGCACGGGCGGCAACCGCCTTCGTGATACCGCGCTTGTCGTCAGGTCCATCGTCAACGGTAAACGGGCCAGCGTAGGTTTCATGTTCGTCGGTCATGGCGCATCCTTTTAAATAGATTCGCCCAACTATCGTCAGAACCCAAGACGGTCGCAAGTTGTTGTTTTGCAACGACTACTACAGGTAGACAATCAATTATTTTCTTGAACCGTCTTGAGTTTAGACGTACCAGTCGAGTCGTCAGTTATTGGTGTGGCTGACAGTCGAGGCCGTCGTGACCGGGCAAGTTTTTTACCTCTCTTGCCCGGTCACTACCGAAAGGAAAATCCATGGAAGCCCACAATCTCGCACTAAACCTTGCCCGTGAAGCCATGAAGGTTGATGCCGCAAGCGGCTGCAGCCTTGGCGCATGGCGCGACGGGGTAATACAAATTTGTCACCACGTGGGCGTCCCTGAACCGGAAGACGTTTTGGCTTGGGTCAGCGGGGGTAAGGCAAGTGACGGGGATGTGGCCGACTGGAGTCGCCAGTTTGGCGTGTCCTAACTAGGGCAGCTATCATCCCATGGTGGCTTATAAGAGCCTTTAAGTCCTACCTCTGGGAGCAAAATTCCTTTATCATCGAAGCACCTTGAACTACCGTGCGTTGAAATTATTTATCAACGGTTGTTCATGACATTAAAAATTCGTTCCGAAGATGAAGCTTGGGAAGCCTTAAGAGGGCTACTTCAAGGCGACATTACAATTGATAGCATTGAAGAGATTGAACTGGGTGACTGGGTAAAATCCACGTTATATATACCAGATCAGCGGTATGATTCCGCCCTCAACGCCTACATGATGAAAGGCTGGATCGACGCTCAAGCGGCAATTTATCGGTCTTATGCTTTGGTGTCTCGTGGTGAAGCAAATGGACGCCTTCTAACTGATGTCGAGAAGGAAGAACTCGAACTTATAATTAGGGTAAAAAGTGGGAGCTCCGACCAAGAAGCTGAACTGATGGACGTAATCAAAGAAGTTCTGGTGGGAGCAGTGGATAAAATGGACCCGACGACACTTGCAATCGTAATTGTGGGATTGGCTCTTATCTGGGCTGGTCAGTCAACTATGAGGAACTGGCTAAACAACAGAAAAGAAGAGCGCCTTGCTGAGTCGAACAACGAGATGATGATTAAGGCTCTGGAAACGATTCAAGCCGTTGCGCCGGGAGATGAGGCTAGGCAAGCCGTCATACAGAATGCAATTGACCAACATCCCGTGCTTAAAGAACTGAAGGGCGAAGCGGACGATGCGAAACGATCTCTTGTACGACACGCTTCACAGTCTGACGCAGTCGTGAACGGAGTTAGCGTTCCCGCTGTTGCTGGTTCTGCACTCACGACTTCTAGTCGGACCACGTCAGAAGACATCCGGAAAGACGGAAACTACTATATCCGGAAAGTGGACACGACGGTGCCCGACGGCTTCCGTGTCCATCTCGAAGAAATGGGAACCGGCGAAGCTTTTCAGGCGAGCGTGCAAGAGGTATTGTCGTCACTCGCTGACCGCCAACTGATTCAGGACGCAGAGTGGAACAAAGCGCCGGTTAGCCTTCAAGTGAATGCGAAAGTGAAAAAAGGACGGGTTCTTGACGCGGTAATCCTACGTGCAGACAAATATGAACGGCCTGACGACACCGCAGGCAGCGCTGAATCAGGCGCGTGATTGCTGGTTCAGTGAGAATCTTAGCGTGTAAGCCAAGATGACCTGACCACTGTCGGGGCTTTCTTCGGCAAGGTCGCGCTGGCAAGTTCGGCTTCGCGCCGGTCTAGGTTCATCCCGACTAGTTGCCGGGCGGCCAGAGCGTAAACCGTCGAGTCCAAGGTCTCTGCCCGCTTACCGGGTATCCGTTCAAAACGGCGCGTCGGCTGGCCTTTGTAGTATTGCACCACGCGGCGTTCACTGGTCAGTTGCTCAAAGAACACCGGGGTAAGATCGGCGCTGAACCGGAACGTGTCGCCACGTGCCAGCCGGTTGAACAATTGCGCCTTTACTGCGTCCACTCCTATCAAAAAGAACGGTGCCCCGCCCGACTTGGACCGCTGGATGAACGGGCGGCTGAACCCGGCAACCCCTTTTCCGCTGACAACGCGGCGGCCAAAGCGGGCGCGGGTAAAGGAATGGACAATATCTGAGTGGCCCCCGTCGCCCGAGTCGATCACGCAAGCCTCGCATGTCAGAATACCGCCAGCCGGGTGCTTCCAGACTGTCTTCAAAGAATCGTCCAATTCCAGCCAAGTCAGATCGGAATCAATCGGACCCCAGATGACGGAATGGGCCAGAATGAACGTCTGTTCCCCCTTGCCGTGGCCCAGAAACACAATTTCGAGACGGTCGTCTTGGCAATCAACGCCCGCCGTGATTATCAAAACCTCGGGCGGGATCGC